GTTCGCGCCCTGACGAAGTGCGGCAAGGATTACGCGATCTCCTAATTGCTGGGAATAGCTATATAACGCCTTCTGAACCTCTTTAAGCCCCCTAACCTCAATTGTCTCGCTCATTTTTTTCTATCTCTTAAAATCATAAGCTGCACAATTAAGCTTTCGGGGTCTTCGACGCCGTAAATCTCGCACAGAATGGGCAACGCCGCCCAATCAATTGACCCACCGCATGCGTTCCAGATAGCCACAGGAACCGCGCTTTCAACGGGCAACGCGCCTGGCGGGAAGGGTAACTCGCGCTCTTCCAGCCAGGCCGTTAGTTTTTTACAATCTCGCCCTCTTTTTCAGCGGCGACTTCTGCGCTTTTGACGATCTCGGAATAGATTCTTCCCCAGATGTCCCCATCGGAATTGATCAACCACTCGTGAAAAATTTCACGGCTGAACGGAGCGGCCTCACCAGTGCCGCCAGAGTACAGCATCAACTCCGTTGCATTCCACCCGATAACATGATCGGCAACGAAGCCTAGCATGGTATCCACGTCGGCCTGTGTGGCCTCCTGCGCCGATATTTTGCGCACCGCCAGTAATGCCGCGTTCTCGCTCGGAAACTCGCTTACAGTCGGCCTGCGAATCGTGAGGCACATACCGTCAACGTCGATTTGTGTCTCACGCGACTTTCGGATTTTGTCGATCAGACGATTAGACATAAGTGGCAGCCGCTTGCAGTGCGATGGTAAGCGGGGTCGTGGTTACGGCCTGCGTAGCGCCACCTGGCAATTGCGCAAAGCCAACTGTGCCGAGAAAAGAGCATGTCCGACCGCTGGGGTACCTGACGCGGAATGCCTTTGCTGTGCCGCTATCGGCCGCTGCTTTCAGAGCCTTTTGTCCGGCGTCGTTAGGGTCCCATGGCACTGTGCCGGTATAAGACGCTGCGTTGGTGCCGACAACGACGCTTGCATCAACAGACTCGGTAACGGTAGGGAATTGGACAAGCTTCGGGTCTCCACCGCTTGGCGCCCAATCGCCAACCTGGGTCAATGACGTACCCATGGTGAGCATTTTCGCTGTGCCGGAAGTGAATACCCCCATGCCAACAGTAGACAAAGCAGAGGTGCCGCCAACATCCTTCACCTGAAACGATACCGTGGTGGAGACGGAAAACACCTCAACCACCCGATTGTTCATTTGTGTCATGCCCTGCAGCTCAAGCAACAGGATGTCCCCCGCAGCATAGGAATGGGTGCCGGTGAAAACGCCCGGCGCCGCGTTACTGACCGCCGTGAGCGTAACGGCGGCGGCGCGGGCACTTTCCATCGAGATGACGAGATTTGAATTTGTAGTGATAGCCATATTTATGCTCCTAGATTAAAGCCGATGGCGCGCCATCAAGCGTTGTATAAACGATATTGTAAACCAATTTTATCTCAGCGTGATCAACAGATTCTTCCTCGATGAAAACATCCATGACGGTTGAGACTAGCGAGCATGAATTTATTGCGACCAGGCCGCGCACCGCAGCCGTGGTGAGCTTTGTTTCGACCTCCTCGGCCAGTGCGTCCATGCGATCTTCCACGGTCTGTGTGTCGCCCGTGCCGGGAAGTCTCATCATACCAACAACGGCAACGGATAGTGACCGCTGGGACACCATCGGCTCGGTGACGGTGATCGGCTCAGACGTTTCGCCGTCCGCAAAAACCATAAGATAAGGCCACACCTGGCGGCTTGACGCAATCCTTGACGGCGTGACAAGCTGCAAGTTTACCGGCGATGCGTTAAGGAGCGTAGCAACTGCGTCCCTGACCTGTTTGCGCGCGTGCATTAGGCGTTTGGCTCATAATTATAATCAAGGTATGGCCACAGCATTTGCTCGACGGCATACGGAACACGGGTAATCGTTGTCCCATTTTCCAGCGCCGCTTGATGGTTGAGCCAATGCCCCACAATCCTGTAAAGCACCTCGATGATGTCGGGGGGAACGTCTACGGCCAGCCCGTAACCCGCAACAAACTGCACCTCGACCGCGTTAAACGTGCTGCGCGCAACGGGCCACGATCCTCCGTAAGCGGGCGCAAGACGGGCGGGGATGCTCACGAGATCCTGTTGATAGCCGGTTATCGTCGTAAGCGTGCCGCCCTGATCCGTGTATTTAATATGGGTAACGGACTGCACGTTACCCATCGGCAAGGTTATCACAGCCGGGAAGGCGTCAAGGTAAAGCGCCCACGTCTGCGTGATCAGCGCCCTATTGATGCGCTGCTCGACCCACCGACGGGCGGCAGGGATCATCCAGCCTATCTGGACATCGGACGCAGCGTCAGAAATGCCAAGTTTTAATTTGACATTGCTGACTGAAATCGGCTCGACTGCCGGGGGTGTGATTATTTTTAAAGCCATCGGCTCTCACTCTTTCTGGTTTCCGCTACTGGCACATAGCCATTTAGCACGCGCTTCCCCTCTCTTTCGTCGATAAATTCCCAGTCGATTTTCATCATGACCCTAGTATGCAGATTTGGTTATAGTCGGTCATGCACATTTGTCAATCTAGCCCATGCCTATAAAGGTAGTGGATCTTTGCGCATGGATTATCCGAAACCTGCGGATCGGATTTGCGTTACGGTTGGAGTTGCTGTGTGCGTAATTCTCAACGAGCACCCCGGCTCGACTGGGAACATCCCCGCAGTTTGACCCAACGTGACGTAAGTTGTCCCATCGAAACTTAACTCGATATCAGACACAGTTCCCCCCGTCACAACATAAGCCACAGAAACAAACGACACGTTTGTGACGATTGATGGAGAAGCTGAAAGCGTGATGGGGATGCTATTTAGCACCGGGAACATATCATAAGCATTCATGTCTTCCGGTGCGGCCTCTCGAATATATGTCGACGGCGTTACTACTCTGCACAATCCCTGATCTTGCAGTTGCTTGAGTCTCGCACAAAAGGCGTCGAGTGTTGCTTCAAAAATGTTGTTTGAGTCACTAGGCCAGTCAGCGCCAGTCCCCCCGGGGACAGCAGTATGGGTGTAAAAGTGGCAGTTTGATTTGTATGTCAGCAACAGGGTTTCGGCGGTGGCGATAATGCTCGCCGCGGTATTCGCTCCGGCAGTAAAGGAGCCCTGTACCAGCGGGTTTAAGTGCCCTACAGAATGATCGTACTGCGTGACCGGTGCGTTAGCCGTATTGCGCTGCCACTTAAATCCAGTTTTGGCTAAAACATTAACGCTTCGATTTGACCAACTCCCGTTTGGAGAGGCAAATAAGTTTGCGCTGCGATGCAGGCCAAGAGTTCGCGCTTGCGCTTTTGCGCTCTGTAATTCTGAAAGGATTTCCGCACGCTCCACGTATGTGCCGAGACTTTGATGCCTCCCCGAGTGGCCCACAATATCCCAGCCCTTTTTATAAAGTCGCGTGGCATCAATTCCTGCCGCATACGGAAACCGTCCAACCGAGAGATATCCTGGCAGGCCGTACTTGTCCAGGATTTTTTCGGCTAGCTCGTACCCAGATGTTATATCAAACCCAAGCGTGATCTTCGGTATTGACTCTCCCCCATCGGAAAAAATACTCCCTACCCATAGGATCGGATAGTTTGGCGCTCGCATGGTGCGAACTTCGATGGCAAGATAGGTTGCAGGTGTGGTCTGGATGTTATAAGTTCCGGCGCCAACTTGCCAGCCGGCCATTGTCACCCCGGTCTGAATCTTACGGATTTGTCCCGTGTCATGCGAGTGGATGACCAACCAATTCCAACCTTCGGTCAGCGTGTTTTCGGTGCCCGCCCAGTTGTAGTACACATAATTAGCATTACTTGTGCCAACCCGCAGCCGAATCGCTGTGGCTGGGTTGAGTCGGTGCGCGTAGACCAAGATGCCGATAAGCCGACCGCTAGAGAAATCCAGCGCCGGACTAATTCCGGTACGCGAAATCAGGCCATTGTCAGCGGTGAGTTGTGATCCATCCATGCGCATATGAAGACCAAGAGACAGGGCAATTTCTCCGGTACTGATCGGGTAACTGTTTGTCCACTCAGCGCCCTTTGTCCAATTGGGCAAGTCACCGGCTAGGTATTTCCACTCAAGGCCGAGACTCTCAACAGCGGTAGCGATACCGGCAGAAATAAGCGCCGCCTCGTTGGCAAGGGTGGCAGTCTGCCCTTCGTAAAACCCGTTCCATCCGGTCAGAAATCTTATGGTCATGATTGGCTCGCTTTAATTTTACGTTTTGGCGTTTCTGGATCAGATGGCGCTATTTTGGCGCCTGGCGCGTCCATATAAATAGCGCACCCCAGATCCTCGACCAAGTGCTTTGCCATTTCTTCTGAGCAGCGCAGAGTATCCCCCGCGCTGAATCCGCCGAACGCTGAATTCGCGCCGCCGGTAATAAATTTGATTTGCATATGGCCCCTCCGTTAAAAAGCCCCGCCGAGATTGCCCCGGCGGGCTGTTAGCTAATTAAGATGCAGGGGGCGTCAGATCACCACCACGAACGGCGGCGGGCTTCTCCGTTGCCAGAGCCAAACGACGTTCGGCACGAATCGTGACCAAATTTTTCGTGAAGTTGTCACTGTCTGAGTCCGACATTTCCACGGTCACGCCCTCGCGGTTGTAGACCATGTAGGCCTCAGAGAAGCGGCCCACCTGGAACGTGTCAGCCGCCATGCCGATGGCCTGGATAACCGGCACGCCAAACAGCACTGGTTGACCGGCGCTATTGATGCTGTACAGCGTTTGCCCGGCGGCAACGGTGAAAAGCTCGATTTCGATTTGCGCCCAGTCCGCCGGATTAAGCACGATGGCGTCAGCCGGGTAGCCGGAAACATACAGGTCGGCCATAACCTTGCGGATCAACACGAGCTTTGGCAAAACAGACCCCAGCGCACCGGACAGATAGCCGTGCAAGGTAAAATTGCCGGTTTTATAAGTGCCCGAAATGTTTGGTGCCGTGCCGTTTCCGATGACGAGTTGCGCGTCAACTTTTTGATTTACACCATAAACCATACGGCTGTTGACGTACGCGGCCAGCGCCGGCGCATCTGCGGCCAACTGCTTGGAGATTTTAATCCAGTGCGCCACGGTCGAAACTGGCATATTAACGAGCGACCAGGTTAGCGCTGATTCGGGTTTTGCTGCGCCCTCGGCTGCCTCCGCCGCCGAGTTTGTGAATGCCGCTTCACGCGTGTACTCGATGGCGTTACTGGTCGTGGTCGTGCTTGGCAATAGGGCTTCCATCGAAAACGGAAGGATAGCACCGCCGACAATGCCGGGCCGTCGATCTGGCGCAACGTTAGTATCAGATCCGACCAGGGTGTTTTTCAATTCAACGCGCAACTTATTCAGATTGCCGCTGGCAAAATCAGCGTAACGGGCGTTTTTGATAAACTGTTCACCCCACGACTCGCCCGCTTCCATGCCGTCGGGCTTTGTGCTGGCGCGCTGCTCGATCTGCAACAGGCGATCAGCCAGCACACGCTGCTCTACGCCAATTGCGTCAAGCGCGGTCTTTGTGTCGTGGCTGACCTTGCCAATGGCCGCCACTTCGGCATCGGCCTTGGTGGACATGGCGTTCATCTTCGCTTCTACCGAGTCAATGGCCTTCAAAATTGCTTCTGACATATTTTTATCTCCTGAAAATAGTATAAAACAGCGGTTATTTTGTTAATTTACGGATACGGTCAAGAATTAAAGCGTTCATTTCTTCGCTTTCGCCGGTAGCATCACGCCCCTTTACGATGGTGCGAATTGTGGAAACGATAGCCATCGCCTCCCATTTTCCAATCCCTGCATCACGCAGAAGCTTTTCGATGTCTTTTTCTGTTTTGCACTCGGGCAAAAGAGACTCAAAATCTATGCTTTTCACGCTAGACAGGTCAACTCTGGCCGCGCCGTCAGCCGGGAACACAACCGGCGAAACCTCCATCAGGTTCGACCACTTGCGGATGATGCGCCCGCCTTCGGTTTCTTCGTAGTCCCCTTTTTTCAGGTAGCCGCCGATAGATAGGCCGTCGAGCGTGCCGTGTCTCATTGCTGCGCGCACGTCAGCCGACAGAGCAAGGCCAGGGGTAAGCTCACCCTCGACAAATAACCCCTTGTCGTCTTCTTTTGCCTTCGTCCATTTACCAATTGGCATATCCCACGAGTGGTTGAAAAACATTTTTGGCTTGCCGTTGGTGCGTAAGGTTGACTCGAATGCGCCACGAACTAGCGTGTCACCGTATGAATCCACACCGCCGAACACCGACGCATAGCCGGAAAATTTGCCGGTATCGCCGTCCATCTTAATTTCAGCGTCTTCCAGTCGCAGGGTTTTGGTAATAAGCATTTTTAACTCCTTTATTGCGCAATTATATCACCGGTGCCGCCCGACGCGGTAACGGTTCCGAGCTTATCCAGCGGCATGAGATTTGATTGCGCTGTGAGCGTGTCAGTCCCTGGAACATACGGCCAGCCCTCAAGCTGCCGTATTTCCGCGCGAGTCAACCATCCATTTTGTGCGCCCTTGGCGTACATCTCGGCGCGCTGTGCGGGCGAGCCGCGAAGCAAGGCATCAAAATTAAATTCCACCGCCATCGTCGCCCTCTGGCGCGGGGTCATCACGCGTTTGCGCACGGCCTGCTCGATGGATACCAGTGCCGGGCGGATTGCCAGTTTGTACCAGCCGTCCACAATCTGCTCTATGCCGCTGCCCCATGTCGTTGTATCGTTGTGGTGCACCAGTACGGGCGGGACGTCAAACCATCTGCAAATTTCAGATACCGCAAATTGCCGCGTCGCGAGAAGTTGCTGATCTTCCGGTGTCATCGAAAGCTGCTCATATTTCATGTTGGCTTCGAGCAAGTACAAACGGGACGTGTTCCCCTCTGCCATTCCGGCAAACGATGCAAGAAGCGCCTTGCGCTGCTCCGGGTTCAGAACCTTGTCGACCATCAGTGTGCCAGTGGGCTTGCCCCCGTTGCCGAAAATTTTACTGGCCGCGCCTTGCGCTTTCGCGGCTTCGTCGGTGGTCGCACGCATAAATTCCAGCTTAGCCATGCCGGTCGTGCCATTGCCCAAATTTTTGAGGTGCAGCACGTTCGACTCGTCGAAAACAGCCACGTCAGCCCCGATCTGATAGGCGTATACCATAGAGCCGTCGGGCAGCACCGTGGCCGTGACTTGATCGGCAGGCATAGGCCACATGGCAATAGCCTCGCCGCTATTGTCGCGGTCTATGCGTGCGTAGGCGTTGCCACGAAGGTCGTGGTTCATGACCATGGCTCGCCAAAATTCCAGCGGCGTCATCCTTGAGTTAGGACTTTCGTGCAGAAGCGAATACAAACGGCTGGTACGGGCAAGCGTCTTTTGTCCGTCGATCTGCTCATAGGCGAAAAACGGCAGGCTGGCAATCGTGGTGGCGCGGCGATCAATGCACGCCCACACCGTCGATATTTGCAGTGCGCCATCTGGCCCGATGTTGCCCGAGTCGGAAACGAGCGCGACAGACGGCACGGCGTTCTGCTGTCCATGGGTCTCGCCCATCGCGCCACCACGCCCGAACCATCGCGTGAACAGGTTAGCCATCAACAAATAACCGGGTTGTTGATAAAATCATCGATGCTCGCTTCTTGTGTTTTATTCGCCACGCCAAACGCCATAAGCAGTGCCACCATGTCATCGATCTTGTCCGGCGATTTCTTTTTATCTGGTGCGGTATTCATGTTCTGATCCGTCCGAGTTATGATGTTCGATGCGTTCCATGTCAAAACTGGATCATGACCGTATCTGAAATTCCCTGAAATATAAGCCCGCTCAAATTCCTGCATGGCCGGGTGATAACTTTTCGGCCCTTGGATGAACATCTGCATCGGCACATTCTCCGCCTCCAGCTTCGCCACCAACTGCGCCGCGTTCCATTGGTCGTAACCGATGCCGCGAATATCAAAACGCTCGTTGGCTTCGATGATAGCCGCCGCGATAACATTATGGTCTATCACGTCGCCCTTCGTCTGCTCAATGTAGCCCGACTCGACCCACGACTGATAGGGCACACTGCCGCGAACCGTTCGCGTCTTGACTGCCTCTTCCGGCACCCAGCGGCGTCCCCACGTGTAGTATACACCATTTACGTACCACACAAGGCGAAAAGAACATAAATCGGTGGTGCTTGCCAAATCCAACCCGCCGTAGCACGGGAATCCTTTCAAATATTCAAGATCAACTTTGCCGCCGCACTTTTTCCACTTGTCAAAATTGATCCAGCCTTGCGCCGTGGCCGACTGGCGGTTCATGCGCTTAATGCGGAACTCGGCCATCTTGCCCGGCATGGCCTTGGCTTCTATGGCCTCTTTGCGAATCTCGGTCAGCAGGATGGGGTTAACGTCCATCAGCGGATTGGCTTTGATCCAGCAGGATTCGTCAAACTCATCATCGTCATCGTCGATGGCGTAGTAGACAGCAAGAAAGTGATCGGCTTTTAATTTTCCGCTTAAAACTTTCTTAGCCATGTCGCGCAACTCATGCCACGGCCCAGGGGATTCATAACCCTCGGTGGTGGCGTAGAGAAATAGCGGCGAACGTCTGGCGCCAGCAGCCGACCTCAATACGTCCAGCAACTCGCTGTTTTTGTGCGCGTGGATTTCGTCGAGGATAAGGCAGGATGGGTTTAGGCCGTCTTGCGTGCTAGCCTTGGCGCTGATTGCCTTGAACGTACCCCCATTGCTAAAGCTGGCAATGGCGTTGGCGAACGGCTCAAGACCGAACGCCTCACGAAGCGCCTGAGTTTTTTCCACCATGCGCTTTGCAATCTTGAAAACGATGCGCGCCTGGTCGCCAGTCGTTGCCGCCGCAATGATCTGCGGCCCAATTTCGCGCTCCATCGTCTGGCAGTACAGTGCAATAGCCGCGCATATAGTGCTCTTGGCGTTTTTCCGCGCAGTGGCCTTAAGCGCCGTTGTATACCGCCGCGTTCCGTCCTCTTTGCGGAATCCGAAAAGCTGGCAGATGAAAAATATATCGGAAGCGTGAAGCACGATGTTGGGAGTGTCCCAAACACCCTCAACGTGGGGCAACTGCTCGACGAAAGCGCAAGCCTTGTTTGCCTGTGACACCGAGAAATAAAATGGGGGCTTCTTCGCCTTGGCGCGCTTGAGGTCGCCCAGGAAGCGTTTGGCAGCAAGTATCGTCCAATTGCCATAGCTGCGCCGGTTCGCCTTGTCTGTGGCGTGTAGGGCGTACTCAATGGCGCGAACAGTGTAGTCAATCACTGTTTTTTAATTTGTCGAACGGGTTTTCTTTCCTTTCTGAAACTTCGGCGTTCAGCCTGAGACGCGCCGCCGGAGTCAGCCCAAGCTGAATGGCGTAGCTGGTCATGTCGTTTAATGCCCGATTGCGAATAGGTATCAGCGGGTTCTGTATGGGCGTCTTCTGGTGCGATAGCGTAAGCAGGCCGAAGGCGTTTTTAATCCCGCGGTTCGCGGACTCAATCGCAATCTCGGCGTTTTGAAATGTGCACTTTGTCGCGCAATACGCAGCGATGATGGCCGAGTCACTCGCCGACAAAAGCCCAGATTGCCGCAAAATTACGATAACCTTATCCCATTCGATAATAGCATCTGCGCTCAGACATGCCGGGCGCTCAGGCTCCACGGCGTCGGCGATCTTGACCACCTCGGGATCCGCGCGGTCTGCCCTGCCCGTGCCAGATATCAAATGCAGATGCGGGGGCTTCTTTGGCGGGCCATTGCGGCCTGTTGATCTCACTTTAGCCATTGTCGTTCATCTTCAATTGGAGCGCACGGGTCGGAGTTACACCGCCCAGACTTGAGGGGTACTCAAGCTCCTGTTCTTTCGTGCGCGTAATCTTTTCACCTTTATACATCCCGGCCCCCATCTCGTCAATCTTTGAGAATGGCAGTATCGGCACCGTTAGTCGCTCGCGTGCTGCGGCGTTCAGTAAATAGATGTAGCGCAGCTGGAAGCCGGGTATCGGCTCAAAACCTGCCTCCGCATACACCTTCTGACATCAAAACCTGAGTTATTTCCATAAAACCCACTTTGCTAAACCTGACAATGCAAAAATCTGAC